CGCCGCCCAGCGCCTCAATCGAATCGGCCATGCTCTTGCCGGATGCCTTGAAAACGAGGATTGCTTCGGATAATCCAGCGGAAAACATTTCACCGAATTGCATATCGGATAAATCGGAATAATACCCTTTGTAAATGCCGTAACCCGTCGCAAACAGGGAAGTCATTTCGTCGATTGTGGCGGTCGTTGCCTTGGCTGTCAAACCTGCCAGCTCCGTGTACTTGGCGACGCCTTCATCATTCAGGGAATCGATTCCTCCCTTGATGTCAACGGCGGCGTTCAGGAAGTCCGGCTTTGTGGTTCCGGCCCAGGTATCCGAAAAGTTTTTGGCCGCTGTTTCCAGCTTGCCAAGGTCTTTGACTCCCATTGAGGAGAGGGTTCCGAGCGCTGTCTGTGTGTCGAATGTGGCCTCTACCGGCGCGAGCACGGCGTCGGTGATCTGCGCGCCCACTCCGGCGATAATAGCGCCGCCCTTTGCCATGCTGCCAAACTTTTGATTGAGTGATTCTATTTTGCTGACGCTGCCATCGACAGAAGAATGCACCTTTGCCATCGGCCCCGTTAGATTGTCGATCATATTCATAATGACCGACAGTTTAAAAATGGATTCCAGTCCGCCTATTGCCTTCACCCCCTGATTGTGATATAGTAGGGCCGTAAGGAGGAGGGAAATTATGGTATTTTTTTCAGTCGTGTTTCACGTTTTGATCTTTGCCTTATGCGCTGGAGTGGTTATTTCAATCCTAGTTTTGGTACCGCCCACAATTTTCAGTATTCCTTATATTCTTTGGTTGGGTCACGAGCAAACGTTGGGCCGACACAAAGACAAAGATGTTAAAAAGGTATTTGGGACGGCCAAAGATGCAGCAAAAGTTTATAGCGCGTGGATACGCAGAAAAAAACCGACCTTGTAAGAGGCCGGTTTTTTTATTGCTCCGGCATTACCTTACCAATTGCCCGCGCCACAACGTCGGACTCCAGTTCCTGAACATACCGTGCGCAAGCCAGCAAATAAATGAATTCATCTATGTCCATCGCGTCTATCGATTTCTTTAGAAGAGCGGGAGGCACAAAGCGATGAATTTCCAGCGTTCCCGCTGTTACAAAATCTTCTCGTACCTCCCGGAGCCGTTCGTCTAAAGCTTCTTTAAATTTACAGCTTTGGAGAGTCCCATCATCGTCAGCAGTTTTTCGCCGATGGAGAGGGCCAGCGCCGGGTATTCTTCGAGATCGGCATCCAACTTAGCGCGGTGCTCCTCAACGATGTTGTCACCGAGGAACGTGTGCAGCGCCTTGGTTGCCCCGTTGGCCGTGGTCTTTACATAACGGTCATAGCTCGCAAGCTCCGGCTTTTTAAACACATACGAAAGATCAAGGCTCGTGTCGTCGTCGGGCTCAATGGTGGCGCTGACTTTATAAACCTTTCCATACTTTTTCTTGAGGTCATCAACGGATGTTTCCGTGGTGACCGTTTTTGTTTCATCCATTTTACATGCTCCTTTTGACAAAAATTTTGAGATCAAACGGGTTTCACGCCGTCACGAATAATGCCGTTCACGATCAGAATATCCAGATCGACCTTGAGCGATTTGTCGCCCTGCGCCGCCTTGCTGCTCCGCTTGGTGAACGTAACCGTATCGAGAACATCTTGCCGGGTGCGCTGACCCGAATTTGCAAAGGATACAATGATCTTCGGAATAACCAAATTGTAAAACGGGATGTTGTTCCGTTTGCAATAGTCCACCAGATCGTTGTAATCATCGGCGAGCAGGCTTAATTTTCCGCTGGCCTTATAGTTGCCGGTGCCATATCCGCGCGGTGCAGCTCCTTTACCGTAAACGGCTTCTTTGTCCTGCTCATCATCGTAGGAGACTTCCTGCACCTGCAAATCTATGTTGGGAAGCTTTACGTCGACCGAACTCCAATCGTAGCATCTGCCGTTAATAATCATCTTGCTTTATTCCTCCTTAAGACGTGCTCGCTTTTGATCTGCCGACATCAATCCCAATTTCCCTGACGATTCCGCGCGACACATACCGAATGACTACATTCATCTTTTCTGTGCCGAGGATATCCTGATTCTCCGGGACGGTGATGCTGGCACTGGAAATTTCCTTTGCCCGTACCATATCATCCAGCGGGGACTGAATAAACTGTGCTTTTGCTTCCAGATCGCCCTGAACGTCCTCAAGGTCAACATCAGACTGGAGCTGGAGCAGAGCCTCGGCACGGGTTTTGCGGATGATCTTGTTTTTTATCCGGACATCCTCCGCATAACGATAATCCGACCCATCCGGGGACATCATTCGGGCATTGTACACATAGCAGCCATCGAGCCCGTCATACTGCCGGAATGTGAGATACTTTGCGTTGTCCAGCGTTTCGATGTAATCCTCAATTCCCGCCGGACGCAGGGCAAGCATTTTGGAAGAAGAGATTGAGAACGTCTTCGTTTCGCCGATGCTCTGCTGCACCTTTGCCCTGGCATACAACCCAGCTACAATACCGGCATTGTTGATCTCGCGCGTTGTGCCGTCCATTTTGACGTACAGAGAACGGGCGGCCACAACCTGAATATCATAGTTTTTTAGATTGCGTTTGTCAGAGATCAGCCTGTCGGTATACGCTTCCAGACTTTCCTCGGAAAGCTTGTTGTACGCTTCCAGCATGAAGAAGACTGGCTTGTGATAGGTACTGTAAAGGGTGAGCTGCTCCGCTGCAACCGCCGCCCACAAATCCGCCGAGGATTCCCCGACGATGTGTACAAACTCAAAGGTTTCGGAGAGGTTGCGCAGCTGCGCAATTGCAGCAATTACATTCGCGTTGGTCATGGCCGGGGCTGTTGTGGATAGAGCATAAGCATCCTTGACCTTGAAGGAATCCGTTTCCGCATCCTCTCCCGTACCTGCCGCGAATTGCAAGGTAATACCCGTTGAGGGGATTTCATACGTTCCGGCTACAGGTACCGTCAGTTCGTCGGAATAGGAATACCCGCCATTAATGGAATATTGAAACAGTGCGGTGTTGAGTGAGCCTTGTCCGGTAATGGTAACCATCACATCATAGGCGTTATAGGGAGCTCCGATTGCAGTCAAATTCCCGGTGCCCGTGCCGGTTTTGGTAATGGTGCCGATCGTCCCGGCGGTAGAAGGCGTAACCGGAATGCAAAGAATCCGGTTTGAACCGTTCTCGACTGAAAGCATCACCGCATCTGCGAGAGGGCTCAGCCCGAGGCGAGTTTTAATTTTGGCTGCGTCCATGTCGCCGGTTATGACAATCGGGGAATCGGCTGTCACAGAAGACACACCGATTTTCACATGAACGCCATCTCCCTTTTCGCCGCTCAGGCCCAGCAGCCCATCGCTGACCGTGGTTGTTACATCTCTAAGCAATCAATATCCCGCCTTTCCGACCGGCCTGTTCAAAAACCTTTTGACAGCCTGGTCATACTCCGATTCAGAGACCGACTTTCCCGGCCTCCAGCTTTCTGCGGCACAGACTCCGCAAAAAACCGATTCAGGAGTATTCTTGATTTGTTTCAGCTGATTGACGCCGATCAGCCCGGTCGGCTCGCTGGCCGGTGTATCATTTTTAGTTGCCATTCAGATTCTCCTTTTCGATCTGCACGTCTGCTGCGTTTACTTTTGCAAAGCCGTTGTCCTTATAGACGCCGCCATTAAAGGTTACTTTGACATTGACGGCGATTTTGGCCCGAAGGATACTGTCGTCTTTTTCTACCCATTCGGCATCCTCAATCTCGATCGGTACGAAATTTCCGTCAACATAAATTCCGGCATCCAGAGTTCTTAGAAACACTTCCAAAGTGCTTTCAACTTTATCCTCTTCATAGTCGCCGATAATTACATTGAAGCTCAGCTCCCGGTCAAAGACCTTCCTCCGCTTGTATCTGTCGCCCCTGTCATCCTGATAAATCGTTTTTGAGCCGTTGCGGGCGAAGGTATCTTTGCCGAAGAGCACAGCTGCTATGTGGCTTTCGGATGCTGTTGAAAGACGTTTCATAGAGGTATAGGGCGGGGTCTTCATCCCCGAGGCTTTCAGCCGGTCAATCAGGTACTGCCTGCATTCGGCAAACATGGTTATTCCTCCTCAAAAGCGTCTTCCAGTGTTCCTTTGATCTCGTGCATATCTTCCTCGTCTAGTCCCAAAAATGGGCGGGCGGGGATTTTGACATGGACAGTGACCTTCCTTTTACGCACCCATTCACCATCCTTGCCAAGAAAGATAAGTCCCTTTGTGGTTTTTGCTTGAATGGTAACAGTGCGGCCCGGTTCCCCGAATTGATGGGTGCGGGCATAAATGGTATTGGTACCAACCGCAAAGCCGGACGTGCTGGACATAGATTTAATAGAGTTTTTCAGACGTGCGGTATCCGTCAAAGTGACGCCGTTTTCCTCACGGGCTCGCTGGGATTCCTCCCATTTTTCCCCGTCGGGGGCTTTTGTGGTCTTGAAACGGCGCTTTGTAGATGTTCGTATCGCTTCGGCAAGGGCGTTATTAACGCCCTTTTTATCCACATCAGAGAGCTTCTTTGTACGGCGCATCAAGCGCCGTACATCGCCTTCCAGCCGAATACTGTAGTCAGACATAGGCTACATTCCTTTTAAGGACTCGCGAGAAAACAGCCGGGGAGGAGAATTGACTGCAAAGCCGGTGCTGGAAGCTGCCTGACTGCTGCCAACGCCAATATCCACTTGCCCGGTCGCCACCATTTGCAAAAACTTCACAGCAGCTTGATACCGATTCAGGTAATTCTTTTCTCGGTTACTCTCGTCGATACCGATACGGGAAAACAAATTATATACCGCAATATCCTTGGCAAACTTATTGATTGCCTTAGGAATTTGGGAGAGAGGTACCGGGTATCTTTTGGCAAGGTACCCGTCGATTTCTCCGTCAGCGTCAACCATAGCCTCCTGAATTATAGGCAGAATCTTTGCCTCCCGTTCTGCCAGGTCATCGATGTATTCGTCACCGATCAGGGCGTTTAATGTGTCGTCCTTAATCATGCTGCGGACTTCCTCCGCCGTGCAATAGCTCATCAGCTGCCCGAGCCATCGGAGCCGTAAGCCATCTGCCAAAGTCCATACCCGGCATTTTCACGGGAGTCCACACCGTAAATGGCTTCGCGGCCAAAGAACATGTTATCGTCTGTCTCCTGATTTTTAGCCACAAACTGAGGGGCCTTCCGAAGCTGATAGATAAGAGGCTTAATTGGTCTGTTCACACAGAGCAGATACCACGCATCATCTTTTCCGGCCAGATCGGGAACAACCAGAGGCTCCGCAGTACCCTTCATGGTGTTGGTGGTACCGTTGATCTGGTCAGCTAACAGAATTTCACGGGCCTTTGCTTCCAGCGAGGGGGGAACGACCAGCAGATCAGGAACAATCTTGAGGGGATTTCCGCTTTCGTCGGTCAGCGACATCATGGCCGTGCGGGCTGCTATATAGCTCTCCAGCGAAAGCTTAGCGGTACCCTTGTTGCTAAAAATCTTTTTGCCAACTTTGTGCTGATCGCAAAAAAACGGCTTTTTATCATAGCAGTGATTTTCAAATCCGGTTTTGAGCAGACCGAAGACCAGTTCGTCCGGGTGCGTTGCAGTGCTTTGTCCCATGGACTGAATGACCGGCGTATAAATACCGAGACGGTCGTCCTCAATGTCGTCTCGCGGCACACCGATTGTCAGTTCAAACGGTTCGTTTTTGATGGTATAGTCCGATGCTTCCAGATTTTTGATCTGCCGATCGCCAATCCATTCCCGCATTTTAGGGAGCATTCCGAGCCATGTATATGCCTCTTCTCTCGTTTCTGACGGCACTAGAGTTGCCACCTTATCCCATAGCGTTTTGCTATTATCAAACGCTTTGGCAAAGATAGTTTTAAAGCCGGTAAAGATCAACCGGAGTGCTTGCTGATTAACAACCATTTTGATTTCCTCCTTTTATGTGGGTCAAACTGTTTCGACGACAACACCCTCATCAGTGACGCCGAGTACCTTGCCTGCCTGCGAGCTGCCTGTTGCGAGCGCTGTTACCGTGCAGTCGTCAAGGATGTAGCAGGGCTTCATGACATGGGCCTGTGTCACTTTGTTTGCAGCAGTGGGGTCATTATCCCAAACGAATGCCCCGCGCAAAACTCTAACTGTGATGTCTCCGGCCTCACCTTTGCTGTTGTCCGCATATGTCTCAGCGCGGCCCGCAGCGGTCAGGCTTTCTTCTTTTTCTGCCGGTTGAGCGTAACCGTTTGCATCCAGCACAACCAAAGAGCCCTCAAAAATTTCCCTTCCTGCGGCTACAGGCAAACTCAATATGCGACCACGTGCAATGCTTGCGGTATTTCTTGCTGATGTGAGCATTTATTTCCCATCCTTCCCGTACTTCTCAATGTCCTCGCTGCTGACACCGAGTGTCTTGTAAAATTTGAGCTCCGCTTCATCCGGAGTTCCAGCGGCCTTATTGGCCTTGGTTTCATACTCCAGTTCACCTACCGGCACACCCTGCGGGGCTTTTTCAACAAACCCGGCAAATCCGGCGGGGTCTTTGAGAGCATATTCCAAGGCCCAATCTTTTTGAGCAGCGGCCAATTTGCCCGCTTTCAGCGCCATCGTTACCGCCTCATCGGCATCCCTTTTGGCAAGGCGCAGCTGGAGTGCATCAAACTCGGCCTTGGAAACAGTTCCGGGAACCGGCGCTTTCAGTGCTTGTATGGCTGCCGCCGCATCTTCCGTTTTTGCACCAGACTGCAATCCCAACAGGCCGCAAATGGTTTTATTGGCGACCACCTTATCCGCAGCCTCGGCGTTTGCTTGCAGCTGCTTTGCATCCTTGAGCGCGTCGGTCAATTTTTGGAGGACTTCTGCCTCCGGGGTGCTTTCGTCGAGCCCAAGCAGCGCGGCGATTTTCTTGATAATATCCATGTTGTTTGTTGAGCCTCCTTCATCTAGTTTCGCTTCCAGCGAATTCACAATGGGATACATCCCATCTATGGCGGGGGTGTTTGTCAGTGCGCCGGAGTGCAGCGCAATGGCTTTGTGGTCTCTTTTGCGCACCTGCACCACGGGCGAAAGGTACTTGTACTCTTTGTTCTCAAGGTACTTTCTGGCGGGGGGCGTCCACTCCACTTTTGCAACGATTGCATCGTCCTCAAGATAGAGGTCTTTTATCCAGCCTGCCGCCGGGGCCTGCACATCCTTAAGCGTTTGATGCTCGTAGTCAATTACAATATCAATGCCACGATCAAGGAACTTGTTCTTTATGTCTGCAAAGCTTTCTTCATCCACCTTAAAATCTCCCGCTTGAGATCTCACAAGTCCAAGCGGCAAAAGCTTAATTGTTTCAGGGACACCTTGCAGCGTGGTTTCGTTTGCCTTACATAGAGTCAAAACGGCCATATCCTCCTCCTAACATTTTCCAAGCCGGTATTTTTGCCTATAACGCCCGTTAGCAGGCGTTATAACGGTGTGCTGCCTTCTCTCTCGCCTAATTTCATGTCCAAGCATTTTAAGGCAATCTGAGGGCATTTAAAAGGCTATAACGGTTTCTTCGCTCGCTGGGTCTTTTGGTACGCTTTCACCAGCGGTTCAGGGTAATCAGATAGGTCAGGTTGCCACTGTGTTTTTGCGGGATTTGTCCGGAAGCGTGGGTCTGGCAAGATATTGACCACCCGGCCATTTGTGAGTTCTGCCCGGTCAGGAACATCCTTTTCTACCGTCAGCCCCCGTTCCTCGACCTGTCGGCGCGAGAGCGAATGCACCGTGCAGCGGCATTTGAATCCATTTGGAGGGTACCAAGTGTCCCATACGGGCGAATCTGCCGGGTAAACTCTGCCGTCCATCGCCAAATGGGACGGGCGGGTGTGAGTATCGTTGACTGCGTCATACTGCCAGAATGGCCGGAGCTTCTTCACATCAGGGTCATTCATCTGCTCGTAATGTCCCACTTGGTAGGCGGTCTGGATATTCGTCCGGAAAATGTTGTCTGCCTGAAACGGTGTTACCCCTTCATAACCTCGGCGTTCTAAGAAGTCGTTCATATTCTGACGAAACTGCTCCATTGTTGTGCCGTCCTTGATTGCTTTCAGCAGCTCCGAATGAAAGGAATTGAGCAGCTCAAGCTTTGTATAACCGGCCACCGTAAATGCAAGGCTCTGGTATTTGCTCCCAAGCTTACGAAATTGAGATGGGGATATGGGAACTTTATCGCCAAAATACTTGACGGCCTCTTCAAAAGTGAGTGATTCTGTAGAAAGCTTACTCGTCAAATCATCCATTCTCGATCGACCGGCCTTTCAGATCAGCGAGAAACATTGCTCTTTGCAGTAACGCTTCCAGATCGGCGGCGGGCATTTTGTTGAGGAGCTGCTCCACCTTGTCGGCGTCAGACAGTGTGCTTTGCAGGTCGTCCAACGTATCCGAATTGTCAATCAAATTGAGAACCGGCGAGAACATTTCTTCAAAAGCTCCCGCATGTTTTGAGACTGCATGATCGGCCAGAGCGTCAACCTGTTTCTGGTCTGTGGAGAGCGACGAGCTGGCGGGCTGTGGTGCCGGGGCTTTCAAAGGTAACTGAAATCCCGGCTGCGGGACTGACGGAGCAGGGGAAGCGACTTCATCCCCTGGCTGCGGCTCAGGAATGCTAAACTTTTTGTAGATATACTTTGTCGGGATTTTGATTCCCGTTCCCTGAATAAGAGTGCTGAGAATTTCAGCGGTCTCTTTGAGGTCTTCCGACTCTTTGCAATCGAACCGAATGTAAGGAACGCGATCATCAGTACCAAAGTTATACAAGACCAGAGGCCGGATGAGATCGCGCCGGAGCGTTGCGGCCAGAGCCTTGCAGTCTGCGACTGTCAGATCGTGCCGAACCTCGTTATGTGTTTTGCTTTGCGCAAAGCTGCCGCCGCCGGAATCGCTCGTTAAAGTCTGGCCGAGGATTGCCTTGCTGATCTGCTCATCGCAGTACCGGGCCAACCGCTCATATACGTCGATGCTGGAGGTCTTGGCTGACTCTTTGAATTCAATTGATGTACCGTCAGGAATGATGCCCGCTGCGTCGGTACCAATCTGAACCAGAGCACGCATTAAAGCCAGTTTGTCTTCCTCGCTCGCACCCGGAGCATACTTCCCGAGTCGAAGGGGCATTCCGAAGACTTCGCAGAAACTTACCCAATCCTTGACGTCGTAGTTCTTAAACAGGTACATCCACGCGCACACCCGCAATACACCGGCTCTGGAGGGATGCCCGCTGCGCGCTTTATAGCGATGGACAATAAATTTGTTTTCAGGGACAAGGATGCCGCTTGGGGATTCTTTGGTCATCACTTTGAAACTGTCGTCGATGGAGTCCCAAAAGAAGCGTTTCTGGTGTCGGCTTTTGATTTCCTCTACCGTGGTCTTACCGTCGCGGTAGTTCCAGATAATTTCTGAAGCTGCAAAGCCCTTGCCGATCGCATCCAGCAAATCCATTTCGACATCCTCAAAGCTTTCAATGCTGTTGAGCTCCGAGGTCACAAACTCCGCAATTTCCTTGTCTCGACCATAATTTGAATCAAATGGGATAACTTCATAGTCGAGCCCGGTGACTGCGTTTTTCCGGGTTTGAAGCTGGGAAAAAAGGTGAGGGTCTTTTTCTTCCATTTCCTCGAAGAGCTCCATTTGGCGCATCACATCACCGGCGTCGGCCTCTCGAAAGATATTGGCTAACCTAACCGGTGTCAGGCCGTTGCTTGGATAAGAGGAAAATTTGTCCTGTACCTGAGCGACCGCAATTTCCAGAACTTCGGGTTTTTGCCTGGGCGGGCCGATGTTACTTTGCTTCGGTTTCTTCTTGCTCAATTGCCCGCCTCCTTAATACGCACCGTGCCGAAAGTTCAGAGCACGGCTGATAATCGATTTATAATCCACCTTGTTTCCGATCTTGGTATCCAGCGCGAGCTTAACGGCCATCTGCAATCCGTCGGGGCCGTCATCGTTTTTACCCATCGGGTATTCCAGCAGCTGTTTGAGCAGCGCCTTATGACGCTTGCTGAATTTGAGATACCCGTTTTTTACAAATGGCTGGAGCGACTGGATACGAGCATCTTTGTTTTGGGTGCTTAGAATCTCTTCAAGGGGAAGATACTCACCGGCCTCAGCTGACCGCTGCGCCATGATGTCTTTGAAATAAGCTTGGAACTGAACCGTTTCCACACCAAATTTATAAAGAGGCTTTTTATAGTCAGTGCGCAGCCTCTTGCTTGTTTCCATCGCGTCGCTGATGATAACGTCCGGCTTCCGCTTTTCGACCGAAGCAATTAGAACATACATATAGCCGGTGCGGGTATCCTTCGCCAATATGATGATAGATGAAGTATCGCTCTTTTTGTTTTTACCGAGCGAAGGGTCATTGGCTCCGATAAAGATGAACTGCGGGGCAGAAAAGTCAGGGATGGTCTTGCTATCATCATCGTAAAAGTCCAGCCACTCTTCTTGAAAGGCGCAGGAATCCGGGTCAATGGGGTCGTTTTGAATCTCACTGTTAAAGCTTGCTTCACCCTCAGAAATGCGAATAACCATGAGGTCATAATAAGAAAGCTTCGCTTCCCACAAGACCTTGGTGCCTTCGAGCATATCCTCCCGGTTCGCCTCGAAGAATTGTTCCGCATCCTCTTGACGGTTATCATTGGACAGATCAACATAAATTCGTTCCCATGCATCCCATAGTTCCGTATTGGTCGCAAAGCTGATAACGCCACGGTACTTTACTGTTTTGTACTGCGGATTGTTGGCCACGTTGGCGAGCAGCGCGTCGAAGTGCAGCAGCGTTCCAATATAGACAATGTCCGTGTAAGTATCACCGGCTTTAGAAACCGCCTTATAAAACCAATTGCGAAGTTTTTTCCGCTGTTCCGGGGTATTGACGTTTTCATCATTTTCGAGATCATCACACAAAATTAAGTCTGGTCGCCACTGCTTATGACGACGTCCTCTGATTTTTTTACCAGCGCCGAGCGCCTCAATTTTTGTGCCGTTGCTTAGGAGGATGACCGACGCTTTCCAGACCTTTCCAACCAAATCCCCAAAATCCTCACGGAGTGCGGCGTTTTCTTCAATCTCGGTCTTGAGATCGGCCAGAAACCCCTCTGCCTGCTCGGAACTGTCCGAGAGGATGATTTCATAATGCTTGTAAGCGTATGCGGCGGCGTGAAGACTGTCCTTAAATGTAATGTTGGTAGATTTTGCGTGACCGCGAGGGGCCTCCACGGCCCGACGACATCCCGGGATTTTGTCAATTTCCTTGGCTGATATGTAGGGATTCAGCCCCTTCATGACGCCGTCTGACCAAATGTTATCCAACTCTCCATGAAATTCAGGGGATTCTCGGACAAAGTAGTGCGGGAGATAGGCCCGCCCGAAATACTCAAGATCAAAAGCTCCAAGGCGCTTCCTCAGCCCTTTTTCTCCGGTAAGCGCGGCCCCGGCCTGATAGGCCCGGAGCAGTTCCGCACGTTCTGCCGCATGTTGCTTATTGCGCATAACGTACTTTTCAAAAAGCTGCTTTTGGTATTCCCGGTTTGCTACAGCTTCCCGATCTTCCGGCTCGTCAAGCTTCTCGATGTATTCGGCGAGGTCAATCTTCATCGGGAATCACCTTTTCTCTTGCGCGGGCCAGCACGTCACGCAGCTCACCGGCAAGCTCCGGGTGCTGCTTGATCGCGGCCATGAGTTCCGTTTCCATCTGTTCAAAAGCGAGATCGGCCTTTTTCTTCATATCCTGCCGGACGCGCTTTTCGTAGGTAGCATTTCGGGACAAAGATGCAATTAAGCGACCTGCCTTATCCAGCGGCATTTCGCTAAAATCATCCTCTGCTGTGCTGACTCTCTGCATGAGCCCATCCATCAGCACCATACTTGCCGCCCGGGTGTAATCAAGATCGGGGTGTTGCTCCACGGCGTGGGCGATTGCTTGGGTGCGCTGTAAGGTTTCTGCCACACGCTGCGCGGCCTGATTAGATCGGATCGCATACCGACCGATTGCAGACTTGCTGATCGTGTATCCCTCAGACTTGAGCCATTGGGCGAGCTCCTCATAAGTGTTTGCCGTGTCGGCAAGTTGGGCATCGAGCTGCCTTCTAATTTCATCCGGGAGCTTATCGATCGTTGAGCTTATGCGTGTCCGGCGGCGCTCTTTCTTATCCATAGATTCAAACGTCAACGCCGGGGTCTTCGATCGTACCCTCCACGAGATCGACGCCTTTTTTCGTGAGTTTAATAACGGAATCTGTGCGGTAGGCCTGATAGGCGTTTGCCTGCTTGCCTGTAAAGGCGATGTAACCGCCTTCTTTGAGATATTCGATGTGTTTCGCGATGTCAGGGGAGTAAATGAGTCCATCGCCAACAAGCGCATTCGCGATCTGGCGGATAAGGAGGGTGTTTTGATTACCCTTTGCCAGAGCTCGGATGATGTAACCCCGAATCGCCTTGTTCTTGCTGACTTCCTGCTCCTGGGTTTCGTCCATAAAAGCCATCGCTTAATCCTCCTTTCCTTTTTCCTGCTTTTTTCCTCCGGCACCATAGAGCAGCTGATCGAGCTTGTCTTCAACGCGATTCATTACCCTGATGTAATCCTCGCGAGTAACATAAAGCAGAGGCAGGTCAGCTTTAAGATCGTTTAACTTACCATCGAGGTCTTTGATGTCCTGGGCGTTTTTCTTATCTGCTTCTTCCAAACTGTTCAACGTTTTTTTCAAAAAAAATGTGAGGGAACCAACGACGAAAGTACAGATAACAGAAGCCGCCGTACTGATAAATGTTGCAACATCCATAAAAAGCCCCCTTACTGACTGTTAGCAGCAGGAGAAGGGTTCCCGTTTTTAACCTTCATGACTGTGTCCTCGATCAGGAGCCTGAGATAAGTGTCAAAATCGCAAAGATTATCAGTAATGGTGTCCTGCACGTCCGGGCCAAGCTCAGCCTTCACGGAATTAAATACTTTTTCACCCAAAGCGAGCAGGCTCTCCCTGTCTGCTGTACCGTTCTTGACGGCCTCACGCAAAGCTGCTGCCGTAGTTTGCTCCATTGCTCCTACCGCCTTGAGCGTAAGAGTTTCTGTGTCCTTAATGGCATTTTCAATCAAATTACGTGCGGCGGTGTCCTTGATCTGTGCTGTCTGCGCCTGCACCTTCGCCGCCGCTTTTTGCACAAAGTACACGCCGTAGGCACCAAGCAGAGCGATAATGCCCAGGGCCACGTTGAGCATGGCCTGACTAGCTGCTGTTGTAATTGCTTCCATTTGGTTTGTCCTCCTCAAAAAAAATAGAGTACAGGGACTTTGTCCCTGTACTCTTAGATTATCAACTTTCCCTGGAATGAAATATCGGTAGTACTTCTGAGATTTTTTGCCTTAATTATAGAAAGATTGCTGATTTTCCACCTCTCCCGCACCGCATATTTGGCGCACCCAACGTTCAGTAACATCGTATTTACGGGCGAGAGCTGCATGATTCCATCCGTTAAATTCGGCCTTAATTCTTTCATCTCTGACGGGCCTCACAAGGCTTTCGGCTTTGGGCATGTAAAAGGTAGTCCCTCCGACGCACTGCGCAAGCTTCAAAAGATTTTCAATGCCTATAGCTTCCGCAATGGCTCGGTATGCGTCAGGTATCATTTCCAGAGTCAGATCATCCACAAATTCCATTACGGAGTTCCTCCTTTTCAGGTTATGGACACGAGCTCAATATTTTCGTTGTTGGCTATCAGGTACTTTTTCAAAGCGTTGAAAGAAGTCCAATGCGAAGTAAAATACTCATATTTGAAATTATTGTGCTCCTTAAGCAATTCTTTTTGAGATCGCTTTGACAACTTCTTGAGAAATGCTTTCTGCTTAGCCGTAATCGAAGAGCGTTCTTTTCGGCAAATGAACCGGCGTCGCTCTTCGCAATCCTTAAATAACCATTCGCTGTTGAACACTCCGTTCACATAAATCGCGATGGCGTTTTTGTAAGTGCCGACTCTGACCAATGCAAGAGAAACATCATATCCGTCAATTCTAAGCCGCACGATACTGAAAAGGCTCTTTAAAGCCGCCTCAGCTTTAGTCCATTCTTCTTTCGTCAACATGGATTCCCCTCCTATTCATTCTTCTGGTGGTGGGGCTGCTGGCCCTCTCAGGAGGCAGGATAAATATGTTCGAGTGAGCCGAAGGGCATCAACCTGATTAAAACCCTGTTTTACCGCTGTAGAGTAAAATATCCAGCTCATTTCCGCTGTAGCGCCTATAGCTTCTATCATTTCTTGGGGGGATGGTTTATTGTTCATTATCATTCTCCTTTAACTCTGAGATCAGGCCGAGTATTGTACCCGCTGCACCGAGGGATAAACCAAACGTCAGCGCAAAAGGCTGCTGGGTGATCGCAGCGTACCATACCGCCGCTGCGGCAACGAGTAGGATTATTGATGCCAGCTTCATTTGTTTTTAGCCTCCCTTCCGACGGCCTGCCATAAAGGGCAATAGCCGCCGGTTTTAATATAAATCTCCATCACCCACCAATAGCCACCGTCCGGGTGCGCACACGCTCCAAAGCGGGGAATATGCCATTTGCAGTTCTCACATTTTTTGGCTCTGACTTCTCGGCTTCTACTTGCAAAGTCAATTATTTCTCCCATGACCCTGCCCTCATGATTTTTCTTCCTGTCGGGCCACCATCTTTTTCAGAGCTTCTATGAGCTGGTTGCATTGGGACGGTTTGAGCCAGTCCAGACGTTCAACGCCGAACATCCGCTTTACAAAGCCGTTGATTCTGCGGTTATCGTCGTTCCAGCCGAGTTCCCCTGTGAGCATGTAAACCTTTTTACGCTGGCGTTCTGTCTTGGCGTTACCGCCTTCATCTGTCCGTTTTGCCCGGGGGCTGGAAGCAGCCTCCCGGGCAACGTCATCCTTCATGTTACTGAGCACACGGCACACACGGTCTATTTCGCCCTGGGTGAGTTTCCGAATACTGTCTTTGTTGGTCTCGCGCTCGATGATCGCGTACAGGTCTTCCTCGCTGAGCGAGAGCTCCGGGGACTTTGCCAACCCCCAAATGACCCGAATCGAATAGCGGGGAGAGCGGGGGCTCCTTTTCGCTGCTGCCATTTTTAAAGCCCCCTTACAATGAGGAGCTGCCGAGCTGCTCCAGCTTATCGCGAGCGGCCTCATACCAGAAGGTGTCCTTTTGTTTGAATCCGGCGCCGACCGCTGTAACCTTATCCTCGCCGTACTTTTTGAGGGCTTCCTTGTCTACGGTTTCCTTGGTGATGATGCAATCAGTCATCTTGCGGGATTTCAGCTTTCGGATGATTTCATCCAGCTTATCCTTAGCCTTGGGAAGGCTGATTGTGGTGGACTGCCGGAAACCTGTTTCACCAAAATTCAGGGCCATGGTTTTTTTCTTGCCGAGGTCTTCGCGGTGCTCCTCAACAAATTCCTTAATGTCCTTGCCGAGCTTATCAATCCGGTCTTGGTGGGGCTTGGCGTCCTGAGCGGCGGTGATCTTGATACCATTGAGCTGCCGGTTCATATCGCCCTCGATATCGGCCAGGGCGATTTCATTCTCGGCAATCTCCTTAAGAGCTGCGTCCACCTGCTCCCAGCTTTTCAGGGCTGGGGCTTCTACAATGCGTTTTCGTGCCATTAAGATACACTCCTTTCCACTATTGCGGTTGCGGTGCTGTCTGATTTTGTGCTGAGGTCTATACCAACTAACACACCTATCGCATCACCAGCCGTCATGCCGATTGCATCAAAGGGAATTTTGACTCTCCCGGCATGTACTTCAAAATCAAGCCCTAACTGCTCATGGAGCCTGTCAAATAACGCGAGGGGAAGTTCTTCCGGCGCGCTGGCGAATAAAGACTCGTTTACCGTTACTGCACTGTTAATTAACATAGTAAGCACACTCCTTTTGACAAAAAATTTGAGATTACAGCATCATCATGTTCGATGCCTGTTCAATGATTTTAAAGGTGATTTTATCCTCGCCAGTCTCACTCAAAATGCGAAAGACGTTGTTCAGGGTGCGGTCGAGCAAACGGAAGCAGCCAGTCTGTGTGTTGCAGGCCCGCGCCTTGAGTTCCAGCAAAGCATCTGGTGTAATATCAAAGCCGTCGAGAAAGCCCTCAACCTCTGAGGGGGAAATACCATGCAATGAAGCATAAAAATCCACCCTGTTTGCCATTCTGGCGAGATAGCTCTTGATCTGCGCTTCCAGCCGAGGCTCACCTGCAATCACGAGGCCAACGTCGGCCTGGTCGTAAATGGCCCGCAGAATTTCCATTTTCTTTTGAGTCAGCTTGCTGATCAGCTTGTCGGCTTCGTCGATGATAATGAGATACCCTTTGTTCGTATTACAAAATTCGCGAATGCCGTTCACGCGCTTCCAGATCGTGCCGTATCCGTTCGGGATTCCAAGCGATTTTTCTATCGCCTCAACCAGATCGCGGCTGCTCATGGTGTCGTCGCACTCAATGTAGGCCACCCGGGGGAGCTTGGCGTATTCCTTGAGCGTGTGGGTCTTGCCGTAGCCGGAGCGACCAACCACAATTCCAAGGCCAATGTATTCCTGGCAGGACTGGCAAACGCCGAGAACGGCCTTCGCATCCCGCGACAAGTAAAAGGACGGGCGCTCTGTTCTCCGCTGTTCAACTACCGTAGAGGCTTCTGTGGGTTTCTCTCCCGCGAAGACAGCGAGATAGCTCTCAAGGCGGGCCTCAAGCTCCGTTGCATCACTGTCATATTTCCCGCCGAGATAGCGGGAGATCGTGGGCCGGGAATACTGTACCGCACCTGCAAGAGCGGCAATGCTGGTGTTGGTGCGTTCAAGGTAAGACTTCACCCTGTCTGCGAGGGTCTTTCCCTCAGTGTAAGCGGTAATGTTGCTGTCTGCTGCTTTGACTTCCATAATAAATCCTCCTATTCATTGATCGCTCTCAGGCGATTGAGTGCATCAGCGGCCTTTTTATCGAGGAACTTGTCCTCGGTACTGGCCTTCTTTTTACTGGCGGTACCCGCTGCGGCCCGGTACTCTTTATCATTCGGTAAGGCGACAACCTTATCGCTGCGCGAAGCTTTGATGGTAAGATCAATTTTTCCGACGGCTGCGGCGAGGTTCCCGCCGCTTGCCCGTTCCTCAAAGGGCTTTCCGACACCCTGCAAATACTCACGAACTTCTTTTTCCTGTCGTTTCTGGTCTCTTAGGTGCTTTTCAAGCGCTACCTGCGAGCAGCGCGGGCCAAACTGTAACAACGCTGCGGATACTGCTTCACAGATTTTGCGGCCTTCCTGATCAAAGACATACAGCTTGGTTACATCATCAATATCCCATTTCACACCGACGCGCTGGCCGACATAATGGCAAAGCTCATAATCGGTATACAAAAACCCAAATTTGTTGATTCCCTGCTGTGTCACACGGGCGGTGTCGGCCTGCATCAGGAGCATGGCGGCATATTCCCTGGGCGGAGCTGCCCGATTATAGCGAGGGGCATGTTCAAACACTTCGATCGGAGTGTGCCATTGCTCCCCGGCGTCCTTAAGTCCCCGGTGCTCCCTGGTGTGGTACTTGGTTTCTTTCCAAGTCGTCCAAACACCGAAGAACTCCTCCATCGTGAGCAGCTCGCCGCGCTCCAGCATACCGTCAATATCTTTCTGGCGCTTGGCATAGGTGCGGGAGCCCGTGAGGGTGCCCGTGTAGCTCTCAAACCACCGGGAGAACTTGTCGCATACCGTCTTGAAAAATCGCTCGATCGGCTTGTCCCAAGGCTGGTAAGGGAGCGACCGGCCAACTTCTTGAATCCCGATACTCTGATAAAAACCTATCGTCTCGGAATCAAAAGAAAACTCAATGTTCCGCTGCTTACGGGACTGGCCGGTCATGGTCTGAGCTGTGTAATCCTTACCGTTGTCCACATGGAGGATTTTCGGGACACCGCCCGGATTGCTGTAAATCATCTTGACAAGGGATTCCTTCAACGTCTGACTGTTGGCATCGATGCAAAGGACATCGCCGACAATACAGCGGCTGCGCATATCGAGCCACGCGACCAGTTTCGGCCTGACGGCTTTTATCTTCCCGTTGGGGGCTGTGTACTGCACCCAAATATCAAAGGTGTGTTCATCGCCGACAACATATTCCATAACTTCAAGGGTGGTGGCGTCCCGCTTGCCTTTGAGCATCTGCTTGTTTTTCCATTCGCGCGTTCCGTTCGCGGCAAGGTATCGGGCGCTCGCTGCGCCCCGCTGCTCCATAAGAGCTTTTATGTACCGTGCCACTGTTTTGATTGAGGGATAGCTTGTCCAGTGTCGGCGTTCGGCTTCAATCTCAAACCGTTCATAGAGCATTTCGATTGTTCCAAGGTTGGCTGAAAAGTGCCTGTCAAACCAAATGTTTTCGATGACGGCGCGCTGCTCTTCGCTCAAGCTTGGGAAGCTACCTTTTTCTTTCGGTTTACGGCACAGGCTGAGCGCTTTGAAATAGTCACGGTTTTTCCCGTCTTCTTTCTCCAGGCGCAAGGCCCATGCACTGGCCTCAAGTATACTTTCGGTGTAACGGTATAGGGTGCGCTGAGAGACTCCGAGCCCGAGGGCGAAGCGGGAGGCGTATCTGGTACGTTCTGCCTCGCTGTAATCAATAAAATCCTGCACCTGGCGGGCGAGTTCAATCGCTTCATAATACGCTTTTTTGTTGGTTTCAATAAAATGGTTCAGATCGGTGTTCACATACCAGGGCATTGCATTGGCTCTCTGCTCTATGATGACATCCCTCCCGTCTATCTTTTGTGCTGCCTTATGGGCCTTCCTGGCCTTAGAGCTCAAAGAGGACACGGCGATCATAACCTGATCTTTGCCGCCGCCCTCCCGGGGCTGCGTGATAATCTTGAATGCTTTCGGATTTCTGATTACCCGTGAGGACATTCCTTTGTAGGTGATTCCTTCGTAAGCGGCTGCATCCTCCAGCGTGATATACGTTTCCGGCAAAACCCGTCCCTCCTTTCCATCTGCCGCATCATGCGGCTGTGAGTTTTGCGACCTTATGCGGGTCAAGCTCGAGGGCCGCGGTGATTGCCGGGAGATACTTTTCACCAGATCGCATGCCATACAGGATGTAGCTGAGATATGGCGGCGACATGCCGACCGTCGCGGCAAGCTGCGTTTTGGTCATATCCTTGTCAGTCAAAGCCTTTGAAATGTACTTGCCTAACGGGGTAAGCTTCTTGCCTGTCATCGCGTTCCTCCTTTCTGCGGGGTTATATTACTTTGCGGTGAGGCTGTTCGAGCACCCGAAAGCGGACGGTTCGGAAGCTGTCCAGCTTCCCGTTATCATCCACTATTCGGTAGTAATCACAGTTAAAAGCGGGCTTTGCTTCATAAACCCTGTTCTGTGTCAGAGCGGCCCCGACCGGATTTTCACAGATTACTTTCATCTTAGAAATAGTTCCTCCTATGGATTTCCACCACTCCATGCCGTATAATTGAAGTGCGACCAACAACAACGGGAGGGAGTGAAACGATATGAAAAAGTCTGTTTTTGATGCAATTGACCGCAAGCTCGAAGAAGTCGACCGTCTTCACGATGATAATTGGGTAGAGCTTGGAGAGAAATTGCAAGCCACCATTCTAAACTCACCGGAGTATACTGGAGCTTTTACCGACGAACAAAAATCGGTAATTATCGCCGTTTGTCGTGAGACATATCATGCGGCGGCAATGACTTCCAGAGTTTACGCCTTAGAAGCTATTCGCGCTTATCATGAGCGAAACGTCCGCTAATGTAGGCGCTCGGCCCCGGTTTCCCGGGATAGTATGGAGTAAGATTTTCATTGGAATAGTCATCAATTTCTTGCATAAGCTTATTGACCTTGTTGAGGTTTCCATCCTGCGGAGTCGCCCGTTCTTCGGGCGGCTCTTTTTTCTTACTCTTGCGGTACTCTCTAATCGCGTAATTCAAGGCAAACATACCCTCAAGCTTGAGATAACCACGTTTGAGTTCCATGTCGAGAAGCTTCTGGGGCCAGCCTTTTACATTATTGATTGCTGAATCGATCTCTCGGCATTGGTTGAAAATGTTGAGATAAAGGCGGCAGTCACTCTCCGGGCAATCTTTCTCAAGTGCGAGACCAAGGGCATAGACCTGCCGCGCGGTGCCGCTGAATCGTTTTTCTGGAGAGAGATTCTCAAAGGTAGCACTCTTAGCAATGAAATCGGCATGAGCGACGGCAACCTGTTCATCAACGCTGTGCCGAAGTTCCACCCATTCTGCGGGAGAAATATCGCTGAGCAGGTCACAATAAGGCGGCGTTTCCTTTTCCGGGCCGAAGTAATCTGGCTCTACGTCGCATCCGTCAGGGTCAATGATTCCAAGTTCCTTGAGGGCCACCAGATAACCGTAAAGCTCATGCCGTGCGGTTGCCGGGTTGACATCAGGGTAGCGGGGGCTCTTGATCTTTATCTCAAGCTCACTTTTAAAGCCTTCGCGCAGTATTTGGGGGTCAACCTCTGTTTCAAAGGTGGAATCATCTGTTTCCTTAACAACGGTATAGGTTGCGAGACCCTCGGTAATGTCGCACTCGGATTCAAGATTGCGAGCCAGTTCGACGGCCTCCTCAAGCGAGCCTGCATTATCGTACTCCATCGAACCACGGTCAATGTCGAGGTTTCCGGTATAGAGTTCCGCATCGATCACACCGTAATTGCCAAGGGCAGTTCCGTCGTACTCCCGGAGTTCGCGGTCATTAAATCTGACAACAAGATACCCGTTGATTTTCTTGATTTTTCTCATAGCTGCTATTCCTTCCTTTCTCAATGCCCTGCCATCATCAGACCAGGGAGGGCGGCTCCTGGTGACGCCCCGAGGGGCATTTCGGCTTTATCCGATTATCAAGTCATGTTCGGCGAGTTCGAGGTAACGAACAAGAAATTCGAGCTCTTCGCAGGGGGCGAGCTCAAAATGCACGTCCTCGCGGATATTGTCATCCATATAGGAGACAATGACGGCCCAAGGGAGAGCGGCAATTGCTTTGGCGGGTTCGATGAAGCTGCCGCCGTTGTTGATGCTGATCTGTTTCATACTGCTGTACTTCCTTTCTTTTTATCACGCACATGTTCCCGGGACGACCTTCACACGGGCTGTGCGCTTATGTAGGATGATAAGTTCACCATCGGGCTTTTGCCTGATGACCAGCCAGTTCTGCGGGCAATAGCCAGCTTGTCCTAATCTGATTTTCTGCTTCCTGGTAGGCTTTTTTCCATGTCTCATGTCGCGGCCCCCTTTTCCTATTCCTTTTTTTGGATGATTGTGATATGCTTTGTTTGATTAATTTTTTAATCTAAATTCATTATAGTAGAGATATATCTACTTGTCAATAGAATTAGTTGACTTATCTCTACTTATTTTAGGAGGAGTAGACATGTCCCTATTGGAACGAGTTCAGAGTCTCTTGCAAGAAAGAGGTATCTCAATTAAACAAGCGGAGAGGGAAAGCGGTCTTTCAAACGCAACTATAAGAAAATGGGAAACTCAAAACCCTAGCCTTGACAGCATAATAAAATTAGCTAAGTATCTACATGTCAGTGTGGATTATCTTGCGCTCGGAAAAGAGCCAGATCAAATCAAGCCCTCACGGTTTGAGGTGTATTGTGATGGAAAACAGCTTAATGAGATCGAAGCCGATCTTGTCGCTATGTTTAGACTTATAGGTGAGAAAGAGCGGGAGATTTCCTTCGACTTTGTTATGGGACTATACGAAAAGGCAACCGGGGAAAAAATGTCTACATACTCAACGTATACAAACACCAACGAGCAGCAAAAAAGCGGCTCCGATGAGGGTGAAAACACCGCACATGAAACCGCTTAATTTTTTTGCCCTGAAATGATTAAAAAATTAATCTAAAATAGGCCGTTTTTTGCAGAATTGAAAACAGTCCGCTTTGCTGTACTCGAAATTCCCGAAACCCGCACAGATAGTGCAATTCCGCAATGCTGCACGGGTTTGTCCATTTTGCAGAATTGCCAAGCTTCTATTTTGCCGCTGTTTTATATTGCCGGTGAGGCAGAGAAAACGCCGCTGCTAACGCCTGTAACGGGTAAAATCCTGCAAACGGCGTAATTTTGTGCGATTTGTAACGCTTTCTCGCAATTTTGTAACGCTTTAACGCATCCGTTAGCACGGGCCGAAGTATCGACAACCGGCGCGGATTTTGCTATAATACATACAAAGGCCGCAAAGCCTCCCTCTTGTGTCTGCTGCTGTGACTTCCAGGGAGTGCCGAGCGGCCTTTTTCTGTGCAAAAATCGCGGCGTGGCGCGGTTTCTTACGGTTTCCAGGTGGTTTCAACAGCCCGCCGTCGCGCGGTGGAACGCTGTGGTTCCGGGCATAAAAAAAGACGCCGGTTGCGTCGGCGCCCTCATCTCAATATTTTTGTCAGCGCAGGCGTGTTTTCCCGCCTTTTGCTGCCGGAATCCCAGTAAAATAGCGGTTTTTCTCGCGTTCGCCCGTTTTGTCTCGGGTTTTCCCGGTTGTCATTTATCCTGTCTTCTTACAATTATGAAAGTGCGGTGCTGTTCGGGAAGGCGGAAGAGGTTTTTGCGGAGGAAAAACAGCGCGCGATGGAACTGCTGGTGCAGAAATATTCCCCCGAATTCATGCAAAAAGGGCTCGATTACATCAAAAATGCCGACAGCAGGGTAAAGGTAATCAAAATTACAGTGGATCATCTGACAGGGAAGAGCAGAAAATAATTAGACTGGCCCGCGGTCAAAAAGCGATCGGGCCCATGCTTCTTCTATTTAGTTTTAAAAATCTTTTGATTTGATTTTGAAAATTACATATTGAAGTTACTGTAAAAAAGTGGTAAACTGATTCATATTGAAAAAGATCATACCCAATGCCGTGGGTAATGAAAGGTAGGAAAGCCCAGTGGAGTATCAAATCATCGTAGACAGCTGTGTCGATTTTAATGAAGAGGTGTTTGGCGATCCCAATGAGATCAAGCGGATTCCGTTTCAGCTCTTGATAGACGACGAGGCGTTAACGGATGAAGGATTGGATTCCGACGAACTGATCCGGAAAATGAAAGCCAGCAAGCGTAAAATCACCACGGCCTGTCCGTCTCTGCATGATTATCTGGAGGCTTATAAGTCCTGTGCAGTCAATTATGTGGTTACGATTTCTTCCCGGCTGAGCGGTTCCTTTCAAAGCGCCATGGCTGCAAAGCAGATGCTGGAGGAATCCGGCAGCACCAGCAAGGTATATGTGATCGACAGCAAATCTGCTTCTGCGGGGCAAACCCTTGTGGTGCTGCAGCTCAAACGGATGCTGGAACAGCGGATGGAGAACAGCCAGATTCTTCTCAGGCTCAGCCACTACATTACCCATTTGCAGACGCTGTTTGTACCGGTGTCTTTGAATAACCTGGAAAAGAACGGTCGAATCAAAGGGATTCAGGTGATTGTAAGCAAGGTGCTTCATATCATCCCGATTCTCGGTTCCAACGGAGACGGCGTTCTGGAGCTCAAGGAGAAGGCCCGCGGGGAAAAGCAGGCGATGGAGAAGCTCCTGAATATCATTCGGCGTGATGCGGTAAATATGACGGAATCGGTTCTCGCGATCACCCACGTGGACGCCAGAGCAAAAGCGGAAGAGCTGTGCGAGAAAATCAAAAGCCTGTTTTCGTTCCGAGAGGTCATCATTTTTCAGGCCAGCGGCCTGAGTACGGTGTATGCCGACGACGGTGGGATTGTGCTTTCGTTTTGATTTTATGATAAAATGAAAAGAGAACAGTGATATGAAGAAAAACGGAATTCTGAATGCACAGCTTTCTCAGGCGATTGCCGAGGCCAGGCATGGAGATACGATCATTATTCTTGATGCGGGAATGGCAGTGCCGTCTGACTGCAATTACATCGATCTCGGCTTGGTACGCGGCATACCGTCTTTTCTGGAAGTGCTGCGTGCTGTTCTGAATGATCTTGTGGCGGAGCAGTATGAAGTATTTGATTTAATGCCACAGTATAACCCCGATATGTACAAAACGATACAGGAGCTGCTGCCTAATATCCCGGGAGGGACCGCCAGTGAGCAGAAGATCAAAGGACTGATGCCGGCGGCCAAAGCTGTTATCCGCACCGGTGAGTTTGGAAGCTGCTGTAATCTGGTTCTTTATTCGGCATCCGGAATCAGTCGCTATGTAGAAAAGTTTCATGTTGAATTTCCAAGGGTAGCGGATTGA